TTTACGTGGCATATCTTTTACTTTTGGATTTGGCATTGTTTATATTTTTATTGTTAACATTTCCATCTACGTCTAGCAGCTTTACCTCTTTCACCAGTCCAACCTTTTGATCTAGCGCAGAACGATTTTCTTCTTTTAGCAGCTTTACTGCCTGGTTTAACTTTTCCTGTTACAGCTGTTTTAAGCTTACTTCCAGGGTTTTTACGTCTATATTCTTTAACTCCCTTAGCGGTCATCCCAGCGCCCTCCTTGACCGTTCTAAAGTTACGACCTTTACCTTTTGTTGTTTTTCTAGGTTCGTTACTCTTTTTTCTTTTAAATAATGGCGATCCGTCGTTTCTACGCCTACCACAACTAGTTACTGGCATAGGATTACCTTTTTGTTTAAAATCTAAAGGTGATGCTTCAAACATATTATTTTGTCTTTCTGATCCTGGCATAATTAAAAGTCACTCATTAATTGATTATCTATTTCCTCTTGTACTTCTTCTTTTGTTGCTACCATTTTAAACGATAAATCTGCTTGAAATCTAGCAACTTCTTCCCCATCTTTAAATATTATTATTGTTGGTACTACAGCTATTTTATACTTTGTTGCTACATCTGGATTTTTAGCTATATCAATAAGACCTTTTGTTTTACACTCTTTCAAATCCATAAACCAACTAACGCCATTAGCGCTGTTCCAACCAGCATTAAAATGAGTAGCTTCTATTTGTCCAAATGCTGTGCTACTGATAAATACAAAAACCATAATAAACACATACACAACGTAAAGTTTCCAATTAGCATTTTCGTCTTCCATTTAGTTATCTGTTATATAATTTATCTTCTATTTTTTCTATAGATGCCTTTATTTCTTGTACATCTTTTTGTGTATCCATAATAGTATTACGAATCATTTGATCTTTCATATTAAACTCCATGCGAGTTACTTCATCTGGTGGTATCAAAGGTAATTCTTTTGCTTCTGCAATATCTGCTTGAAGCATAAACCACATACTTATTAAAGTTGCCATAGCAAAACCTATAGCTATTAATGTTTTAATGCTTAATACAAAACCCGTATCTTCATTTAATTCTTTTGCCATTTTAAAATATAACGTAATTTAATCCTAATTTAAAATCGTACCATTCTCTATTCCAGTACTTATTGTATTTTCCTTCTACAAAATAACCTAAGTTTTTATTCTTTTTTATACCATATATAAAACCAAAAGAATAATCATACCATTGGTCATCTTCTATGTAGTTGTGATAGCTAAACTGACTACCATCATTATAGTGCCAAGGTAATAAATTACCCCAAGCGTGCAACCAAGTTTGTTTAGAATATTTATAATAATCAAAACCTAAAACTATAGAGTGCTGCATTATTCTACTTAACTCATCTCTTTTTTTCTCAGTATAATCTGATAATACTTGAGGTATAACAACAGCTTCCCAAACTTCTGCACTAGTTGCTACAAGCTCACCAGCCGAATTATAATACTCGTTGCTATACACGTCAACATTATAGCCCTCTTGTAAAGCTAAATAAGTATAATGAATATTTCCATTATCTAAAAGCCATTCAGAAAGAGGATCATATCCATACGGTTCAGCTAGTCTATGTGATAAGCCAATATTCCAAGATAAGTTTTTATCTTTACGATGTCTATATCTTTCCGATGCTTCAAAATATTCTACATCAGCAAAACCATCTTGTAAATACTCTAGTTTTAAAGCAAAAAAGTTTACACATAAACCACTAGGACAACCATCATCAGAACTAAATCTAATAAAGTGATGTTGATCCATATAGTCTATACCTTCTTGTCTTTTGTAATCTACTTCAAATAAATATTCAACTCCTTTAACTTTACCTACAGTAGCCGCATCACTGTAGTTTGATTCAGTTCCATCGTAAAACGTCTGCGCTTTGTTCTCGTATCCAAACCTTGCTATTTTACGTAAACCAATAGTAAAGTTGTAATCATAAGGAGTTGAAATAGTTTGTGTAGATAAACCATTATCTACAGAAAAAATATCAACATCAGATAAAGATGTACCACCATTTACAGCGGCATAAAATGTAGAAAACTTTAAAAGTTTTTTAACATCTATACTTTTATTAGTTTGTGAGCAACATTTTTTTGGAGCTGAGCAAGCTATTAAAAAAGTTGTTAATAATATTATTAGTTTTTTCACCATTTTTATATAATCACTTATTTTATTGAATGTTTAATTTTTTATTCTAAAACGTTCGTTTTTTAAATTGTCTTTTTTTAGATTTTGTTTCTTTGTTTATTTGCCTGTTATTGTTTTTTATTTTTTCTTTTACTTCTTTTAATTCCGTGTCTTCAATACCAAGCTCCCATTTACTCCAACCTAATCCTAAGGCTAATCTTTGCCACCAAGCATTTTCACTATCAATAGCAGATCTTACGTTTTCTATTTTTCTATGTAACCTAGCTACAGGTACATTTGTTAATCCTTCTACTAAATTACTGTAAGCATCCCACATTGGATTATCAATATCAAAAGTATTCATTTCAGGTATTACTTTTTTATTATACTCCATAGTTTTCTCAAAACTATCTATTTTTCTAAGCTTAATACCAATAGGTGGCGATAATTGTAATAACTCATCACTTATAACTCCTAGTTGTTTACCCCAACCTTTTTCGTTTTGCTCACCGTATTTTATAACTGCATTTTTTAAAACAGATACTATAGCACCACCAACGCCAGATCCTCTTAATATACTATCAATACTTCCATTTATTAATCTTTGTTTTTTATTTTTAAAAAACTTTTCATCTTGTTCGTCATCTTCAAAAGCCATAGCAAATAAAGCGCTTTGTAAACCGTAGAATATAAGGTTTTGTATAGCGCCATAATATATTATTTTAGATATATTAGACATGTCGCTTTGCGCTTGAGTAGCATAACCTTTAGACTTTCTTCTATTTATTAAATCTAAACCTGCTTTTTTCATTAATCTAACGTATTGAGATGTTACATTTTGAAAAGCTAATATCATACGTCCAAGAGGTGAAGCTTGCTGTTGTGATAACATGTCTGGTCTTGCAGACTGCTGTGTAGATTCAGCTATTTCTTGAAAATCTACAAAAGCTTTTGATTCAGCTTCTTTTTGTGATAAACCTTGTTTTTTATATGTATTAACTCTATTTCTATACATACTAGCCCCACCTAAAGCTATAGCAAAACTATCAGCCATTTGCGTAGGTAAAAATCCTTTTTCTAATATATAAGCTATAGCAGATTTAACAGGTTGTTTTGATTTACCAACAGCACTAGCTATTTCCGAAGCATTTAAATCAAAAGCAGCACCTGATCTTCTTTGTTTTAAAAAGTCTGAATTAAATATCATTGCAAAATCTGACCAAAACTGTTTTTGATTAGCAAATGCAGCTGCTGCTTTGAATATATTGTTATCAGCAAAGTTTATAAAGTTAACAGTAGATAACGTCTGTAAAACAGCTGATCTAGCATTAAAAAACATAGTAGCACCAATAGAGCCGTTTAAATAATCTAAAAACGCATTAACTTGTCTACTACCACCTTGTTTTCTATTAGTACCATTTTTAATTCTATAAAGCATATCTTGCAAAGCTTCTACAAAATTATCACCATGTATTGCTCTAATTTTATTAATGTTTTCTTTGCTAAATATTATATCAGCATTTTCTATAAATTCAGTAAAAAATTTAGCTCTACCAACTCTACCAGTAGCATCTTGTAAGTCTGTTCTTACATCTCCAGTTAACCAATGTTCTCCTGGTTGTACATATCCTTCATCCATTTTTGATATTAAACCTACTCTTAAAGCAAATCTTTTTAACTTACCGTCTAACTCAACTAGCTCTACAAGATTTTTTTGATCTGTTTTACTTAAACCTGGTATATCAAAACCATATTTATTCCATAAATAAACTCTAACAGCATCACTATATACAAAATCACCATCTGGTGTTTTTTGTGTTAACTTCTTACGTATATCAGGCATTTGTTTTATAAGATTTCTATAATCATTAGCTATAGACTGTTTAGCCATACTTAAATCTCTAAAAGCTTTGTTTAGTGGTTTAACTAAAGCTTTTTCGAAAAAATCTCTATGTTTATTACCTTGACTACCTCTACCCATAAAGTTATACAATAAACCTACAAAATCCTCATGTGATGGTGGAACAAAAAGTCTAAATCTACCTTTACCTTCTCCACGTTTTTTACCTTTAGCTTCTGAAAACTTTTTTATAGATTCAATACCTGTTAGTTGTTGTAATATATCGTTAAAAGTTTTATCCATATCTAAGCTAAACTTAATTCTAGCTTGTACAACTTTAGATTTAATATCTAATTGATCAAGAACTTTTTTAACAGCTTTTACGTTTGACAAAGCATCATCAACAAAATACATATCATTATAACCTTGAGTAAACTTTTCAAGCATCCACGAAGCCTTAGCCTCACCGGTACTATTTCCTAAACCAGTTATATTTTCTTGTGGTATATTAATACCTTTTGACTTTAACCAACCATGTATTGCAGTAGCGCTTTCAGGTGGTCTAGCTGTTAAAACAAAAACATTTTTAGGTCCAAACTTCTTAATTTGATTACGCATTTTTTGTAACAAGGGACCATCAACGCCACCTCTTATATTTACAAAATCACTAAAATCAAAACTATAACCTTGTTTGTCTAGTTCAGGTCCTTTTACAGGCCACTCTGCACTACTTATTCTAATTTCTTCATTATCTTTTTTAGCTATAATAAAGTTTTTACCTTTGTCTATTAAAGTTTCGTCAAAATCAAAAGTACTCATACCTCTTGACTGTTGGTTATATTTTAATGGTGTCTTTATTTTATCTAAAGCTCTGCTTACATCAAAGTTGTTTTTATTTAAACTATATTTTTTAGATGCTGACTCAACCGCTTTACCTATATTTTTATAAACACTTTTATTTACTTCTACCGCATTTGTAGTGTTAAAATTATTTATATCTATTAAAGGTCTTAGTCTATATTTTAACTTACCATTAACAATATCTAAATTAACCGCAACTTCAATACTTTTTACAGTGTCAAGCTGTAATTGTGTAATTTCTTTTCCTGTAAGATTTTTAAACTCAGTGGCAAAAGCATTATTTTTTTGATTAACAACATCTACACCGGTATCCATTAAAAATAAAAAGTTTTCAAATAATAAAACACCCTGTGAATCTTTAGCGTACTTTCCATTTGCATAAGCAGATGTAAAATATTCAAGTGGAACACTAGTGTTTATAATAAACTCGTGTCTATATGGTTTTAAAACATTAATTTGCTCTTGTGATAACTCTGTTGAAAAATTTTCAATTGTGTCTAAACCTGCTTTTTTTAACTTTTTGTTTATCTGATCTTTTTTATCTAACATTAAGTTAGCTATTTCATCATCATATAATAAATTTGTATCTTGGTTAACAGTTGTATTTTTATTTGGAAAATTAACACCATCTTTTGTATAACTTAAAAGCTGACTAACGCCTTGCGCTTCACCTAGCTTAACCTCAATACCAATTGCAAAATCACCTACACGTATATATATATCTCCATATCCATCTACAATTTTAGCATTTTTAGGTAAATTTTTACCTATTTCATTTTTATTTAATAACTCAAAAGCTTTACCTTCATTCTTAGCTTTTCCTTGTTCAATAAGTTTATATAAAGGTTTTTTGTAAATATTTATTTTTGTTGCTTTTTCATAATTTCTTGCATTCATTATGTCGTACGCAAGTTTAGCAACAAAATCTTGTTGGCTTTGTTTTATTTTACCACCTCTTATACCTTTAATTTCTTTTTTAAATTTTACATTTAAAAGCTTGCCATCTTCATCTCTATTAACTATTATAACTTTAGATTTAAAATCTTTACTAGTAACTCGTAAATTTTGATCACTAGTTTCTTGTATTAAAGTATCTAAAGCATTTTTTAAATTAAATACTAAATTATCATTTAAACTAAACTTTCTATTAACGTCTCTATCAACAGCAGCAGCTAGCTCTTGAATATCATTTTCAATGCTAACTTTTTTGTCTATCATAGCTTTAAACTCTTCACTTTGCCTAACTTGCATTACAGCATCGTCTACAAATATTTGTTGAAAACGTTTTGCAAAATTATCTTTTCTTGTACCTTTTAAACCAGATCTTTTACCTGTTTCTGGATTTATAGGCGGTTTATCGGCAAATGCCATTAATTTTTTATCACTAGGCGCAATTTTTTCATATAAATTAATAGCCTGGCCTTTATCCATTTTGTTTAAAGAGTCTTTTGGTAATTTACCTAAATCAACATATTTTTTTACATCAGCTTTATTGGTGAGCTGTGCAACAAACTTTAATCCAAACTGTTCGCCTTCAGGTGCCTCTCTTAACATTTGTACAAGATCAGCAGTTTTTACCTGCTCTACAAAAGTATCTTTGTATTTTTTTAAGTTATCAATATACTTGCCTTCTGATAAAAGATTTTTTATTTGTTTAAACACAGGGGTAAAATTACCTTTTGTCGTATATTCTTTACGTAACATTTCAACTATTTTGTCTACTCTTTCGTTTACGTTTAATATATTTTCTGTTTTAGCATAAGCCGCAAATAAACTTTTTTTAACAGACTCTAATATTCTATTATATATATCACTACCAGTTTCTATACCAACCTCTTGTCTAAGTTTAGAATAAACAACTTTACGTGGTTTTTTACCTTGTTTTTCTTTTATTTGAGCAGCAATACTAACATCTTTAGTTTCAAGCTCTTGCATAGCAACATCTTTTTCTGCTTTAACTTGAACTTTTACTTCGCCTTCTTTTGTTGTTTGTCCTATGTCAACTGTAGGTTGAGTTGTTTTACCTTTTTGAAGACTATTATAAGCTTGTTTAGCTTTATTAGCTATTTGCGGATTAACCCAACCAAATAAACCATTAGGGTTTTTTCTTTCAGGTTTATAGTTTCTAATATGTGGTAATAAAGCTGCATAAGTAGCACTTAAAAAACTAGCGTCATCAACACCAACATGTGGTTGTTTTAATATTAGTTTATCTAACAAGCCTTGCTCTTGTATTCTTCTAGCCGCATCATCACCTTCAACAGCTTTCCACATAGCATTACCATCTTGACCTTCTAAATCATCACCAAACTCATTTTTTCTACCTATATCGTTAACCTCTGTAGTAGCTTGCTCTGGTGTTAAATCTTTTTTTAAACCTGGTGTTATAGAAAACGCTCTACCAGTAGCACCTTGTCTTTTTGAAGCTGTTTGACTTATTAAACCTTTACTTAGTTTTCCAGTTTTAACACTTGTTGAATATTCTCTTAAAAAACTTTCAATACCTTCAACTGTTTCAAAATCTATTTTTTCAAAACCAAAAAATCTAAGTGCAGGTAATATTAACTCTTTAAATTTTCCAAGTGCAGTTTGATCTAATGTTATTTCTTTTGCTTGTAATGCTTCTGATAGCTGTGTTATATATTCATCTGGATTAGCGTCTAAATACGCAACGGTATCACCTTCTTTAACACCTAATCTTTTTGCTATCTCTTTATCTGCTTTAAATGTTCTTCCTTCATAAGGTTTTAATCTCTTGCTTAAAACATCACCATATTTATTTTTTATTTCATTAATTAAATCTTGACTTATTTTACCTTGTCTAACAGCTTTTCTAAGTATACCATGTAAAAGCTCATGATTACCAACAGTAACATTATTTGTCTCTAAAGCTTTTTGTCTATTAATTACTATTTCACCAGTTTTTTCATTTACATAGCCAGCTGTTTTAAGATCTTCTAAATCTTGTTGATTTGTAATATTGTTATCTTTAATATACTTATCTATAGCAGCCTGATCTTTTAACTCGTTAACCTCTAAGTCATAAAAACGAGCATATTTTTTAGCAAAAGCAACATCTTGTTTTAAAACAACTTGTTTAACACCTTCTTCAATACCTTTTTGTACATCTTCAACTGTTACACCTTCAACACCTTCTATAATATCATTTATTTGGCTTTCAACATCTTTTAGTTTTTTGCTTGTGTCTATTAATTTGTTTTCACCTTGTTTTTTAATATCTTGTTTTAAATTTAATCTTTTAAACTCTAAATCTATTAATTTATTTCTTTTTTCTTTAGATATAGAAGGATCTAAGTTTTTATCTATAGTAGCTCTTTGCTGTGCAATTGCAACCTTGTTTTCAAGACTAGCATCGTTTTTAATTTTAATGTCTAACTCAGCTAATTGTTCACTAGTTATATCATTGTTTTCTATGTAATCTAATACAGATTGTCTTTTTACTTTTCTACCGTCTATTTCATAAGAAGGTCTATTAATAGTTAAATCAACAGCAGCAATACTAGCATCTACTGGACCAGAAATAACAGCACCAGAAAGACCTTCTAAAATAACATCTACACCCGTAGCTTCTTTACCCGCTGCCTTAGCACCTAAAAATTCACCTAAACCACCGCCAAATGATTCAACAGGTGTTGCTACAGCTGTTGCTGCCGCTGCTTTACCAATTCTACCCGCTGTTGTAGAAACATCACCTATAGCTTTACCAACTGCGCCAGCTCCTTTGACACCTATTAAAGTTGTTAACCCTTCTACCGCAGCTATAGTAGCACCTCTAGCTCTTGCCTTTGCTTTTATTCTTTTTCTTATAGTATCATCAGCTAATATTTTTCTTATAGAATCTGGATTAAAATCTAAATTAGCAGCTTCTATCTCTTCTTGTAACAACTCATTAAAAGTGTTTACAGTTTCTAAACCGTAATTCATAGATCCAAATAAACCTACAAAAGCTCCAGGTATAGCCCCAATACCACCAGCGGCAAAACCACCAGCGGCAGTAGTTATAGTAGGTGCAATAGCTTCTTTTGCTAATTCTGCATTAGCCATTGATCTAAAACTTTGTATTGCAGACTGAGCAAAACCTTTAACATTACCAGTTTCATTTATAGCATTAATAGTAGACATTGCCCAGTTTTCACCTTGAGAGTTGTATTTTTGAAAAGCAGCAGTAAACTTATTAAGCTCTTCCATTTCAGCCGCAGAAGCTTGAGATTGTTGTATTAATGATATATAAGCTTTTAATTGATCATCTGATAAGCCTTCTACCTCAGTAGAACTACTCACATCAAAAACAGCATCTGCATCATCATATAAATCAGCGTTTACTCTACCCGCTTGTAAAGCTTGTTCAAACCAATTTCCACTATCATCTTCTTCAACGCTAAAGTTATATTTTTTAATATACTCTTCTACACTCAAACCTAAATTTGCAGCAGCTTTTTTAACACGCTCTTCACTAATATTTTGTCCGTTGTATAAATAATCTGGCATATATATATATTATTATTCGCCTGGTATACTTGTCATACCAAATTCACCTTTTAAATCATTAAAAAACTGTTCTAAACTATTTCTAGCGCCAACAGGGTCTCCTGCTCCAAAAGAAACAGCGTATTCACCTATTTTTTCTCCATCTTTGTATACTTCTATAGAATCGTATCTAAATAAATTACGAGCAGCAAATCTATTTGTTTTACCAACGCCTACATCAAAGTTTTTTGGTAAAATTGCTTTTATTTTATCTACTACATCACTTGGTCTTTTTTGAAAAAGCTCTTTGTTTACTCCAGTTGTTAAAGAAAAATCATTTATATTTTCAAAATTTATTTTAGTAAAATCTTCTTTAACAACTTTTGTAGTTTTGCTGCCACCACCAGCACTTAAACCTTGTTCAAACTCACCAGTTGATGCGTATATAGCTTCTCTATCCATAACTTGGAAAGTATTATATTTTTCTCCATCATTTTCCCAAGTATCATTTCCTTTCCAATCATATTGTCCAAACACACCTGTAAAGAAATCTTTTTTAGTATTGCCAAGATAAATCTCCATAACTTGATTTCTTCTTTCATTACGAGTTTTGTTTTCTACATAAGTATCGCTACCAGGCACTTTAATACCACCATAAACTTTACCTTTATAATTACCAAAAACATTGTATTGATCATTAGTAGGGTTGTTATCTATAGGTCTTAAATTTACACCAACATTAAACTCACTAGCACCATCGGTAGCAGCAGTCCAATCAGATAATAATCTACCACCAACCTTTGGATTGTTCATTATATACTTTTTAATTTTATCAAAATTTTCTTTATTATTAAAATCTTCTTGATCTATACCTTTTTTACCAATATCAAATTCTTTAGGTAATTTTATATTTAATAAAGCTTTTGACATGACATCAGTAAGTGAACTAAAAGGATTGTGTAAAGCTTGATAAAAAGATTCTTCTCCATGCGGTGTATGTGCTAAAGTTTGAAAAGTATCTCTAGGGTTTTCAGAATATGTTATTATACGATTAAGAGAATCTGCAGCATCTTTTTGCGCGGCTTCATTGTATGAAGTTCCTTTTTTTGACCCATATTTTTGTAAAGTGTTTAATATTGATTCTCTTGAGCTAAGCGCGGTATGATCAGTGATAGGTACAAGTTTTTTTATATCTGACATACTCATTTTTATTTCTTTATCGTCTATAGTAGATTTAAAAAATATTTCACCATTTTCAACAATCATTTCAGCTTTATTAAGATCATTACCAGCTTTTAAATTATATATAGATGTTAGAAATTTATTATTTTCAGCAGCGGTATTACCACCAACACCATCTGATCCTCCAATAACATACTGATCATTTGCTATCATAGTAGTTATGTTGTTTAAATCTGAGTTAAAAGCTTTTATACCATTATTAAATTTAGCAACCTTAGACTTCCACTGCATTCTTTGTGTTTCACCATCTTTACCTTTGGGTATTGTTTTCCACTCATCTCTAAAACCATCTAAAATACCTTTAAATTCTAGCATGTCAGCATCAACAAAAGTACCGTCTTGTAGCTGCTCATATATAGGATTAACAACATCTAACATTTCTTGATTAGAAGAGTTTATATCCTCAAACATATTTTTAAATTCATCTAATAAAGCTTTATTAGTTTCACCATAAGTTTTAGCCATAGCATCATACGCGTCTGTCATATCAACAGGTACAGTTGACAAACCGTGTTTTAATGCCGCGTTTACTAATGTTGGATCTGCTTTTCCGAATAATTTATTTGCCATAATTTGTATTTATTTATGAAGAACCTATGCCTTTACTAAAATCAAAACCACTAAAATCTATATTGCTTAAATTTTGAAAAAGCCCACTAGTTAAAGCAGCATTAGACATATTCATTTGATTACCCATGTTTTGAGCGGCTAATTGATTTTGCATTGCTTGCTGATATGCCATATTAGCACCGGACGACTGTCCATATTGCATACCAAGTAAAGTAGCTTGTCTACTCATTTCAGCTTCTTGTAACATACCTTCACCCATAGCTTCTATTTGTTCTCCTTTTAAGCCTAATTGAGCGCCTTGTAATTGTAAATTAGCTCTTTGTTTTTGTAAATCATCAGCGCCTTTAGCTGCTAACAATTGATTTTGTCTTTCTTGTTTAGCTATATCAGCAGATATTTTACTTGTTGATAAGGCTTGTTGATTTGCTAATTGTTGTGCTAAAGCACTTATACCACTACTACCAGCGCTTTGTTGTAGTCTATCTAATATGTTTGCCGACTGTTGTTCTAATGCTCTTTTTTGAAAATTAGCAGCTTGTTGATCTACTGTTAGATCTTCAAACATATTCTCCATTGAAGCCGCTGTTTCAGAATACAACTCACCAACTTCGCTAAATTTTTCACCAAAACCAGAATAAGGATTTGAAAATTTCATTGCCGCATATTCAGCTTTTTGCTGATCTAATTTAATTTGCTGTTCTTTTTGAAAATCTAATGTCTGTTGGGCTATAGCGTCAGCTTGCGCTTGTTGTTGTTGCATTTGCTTCTTTTGTTGTTTTCTACTTTTGTAACCTTGATAAAGACCAATACCAGTTCCAATAAGCTGTAACGAAGCTCCAACTCCTAACCCAAAAAGAAATTTAGCAGGTGATTTTTTAGCCATATTTTTTATTTTATTTATTTATTAGTTATATAGTTACACTTTTTGCACTTTATTTACTACTTTCAATAGCCTCTGAGTTTAAAGCAAAAAGCTCTGAAGCATGTTCACTATCGTCATTTCTAAGTGTAACTTGTGCATAATAGCCTTTTAAGCTACTATTATTTATTCTTTTGTCTTTTGAAAACATTAAAAACCCAGCAATTAAAGAAGGGGAAATGTTAGTTTCAACATTTATAAAGTTAGTTCCTACACGGGTAATAATGCCTATGTATATAGGGTCATCTGCAGTTTGTACACCACTAGTAGATACTGTAGTAGTGTTTTGATAAAAAGCATGATCACCTGATTGTAAAGACGGGTTTAAAAAATTATTATTTGATATGTTTATTTGAATTATTGCCATATTATGTTGCTGTTCCTGGTGTTATAAATGTATCTAAATCTAAATTTACTGTTAAAGCCGAAGCTGGATAACTATCTATTAATATTTGAGCCCCTGTAAGAGCAACGCTTTGTGACGAGCCTACAAAAACAACTTCTTGACCTGCATCTAATAAGACACCATTATTTAAAGTTAAAGCGCCCGCGCTAGCACTAGGTGTTCCAATTTCAGATACAAGAGTGTTATTATTTGCTATGCCTAAACCAGTAATAGTAGAAACATCGCTACCAGCTATTCCATATGTACCATTTAAAGTAACGGTAGAACTAAGTGCGTCTGTAGCCTCTGAAACACTACCGTCTGCTCTAACAGTTTTAGTAACAGTTTGAGCATCAAGAATTTCATCTGTTGATCCTCCACCTGTTCTAGCGATAGTAGTTCTGTTAACTATATCAGTTAATCTTTGCGATAAGTTAGCTGTTCTAAATGCAAGACCAGTAGAAGTATTAGTTTTTGTAGCTGTTTCTATATTAGAAACACCAGTGGTTTTAAATGTTAAAACCCTGTTATCAGCAAAAGTTTGCGCTGAACTAATTGTTACTAAATTTTCTACTATACTAATTACAGATGGCGTTCCACTTAAACTACCACCGTCTACAGCGGTGATAACACTACCAACAGTAATATTGCTAGTGTCATCTAATAAAAAAGAAGTCGCAGATGTTATAGCACCATTAACAGTTTGGTTTTGTTCTATAAAAAAAGAAGTTGCATCACTAAAACCATTAGTAACTATTAAACCAAAACCATTAGCATCAGTGCTAGCGTTTGTAACTGTTTTTGCAATATCAACCGAGACTGCACTAACAAGCCCTGGAGTTCCAGTAGACGTAACATTAGCGTGTGGTGGATTTGCAGAGTAACTACTAGTATTACTAGTTTTAAAAACAAAATCTATTTGTACTGGAGACGTATGAACTATTTTTCTACTAACTACGTGATCACTACTACTTATAGAATCTGATAAAACAGTATTAGATTTTTGATTTGCAATAAGCAATACTCTATAATCCGAAACAGTTGTAGATGGAAATATTATATTTTTTGAATAAAAATTAGATCTTAATTTAACGTTTAAAATATGATTTTTATTAAAAACAGATTCAAAAGTTTTTGTTGTAAAATTATAAAACTTATCTAAAACACTAGTTGATGCAGAATTTTGTATAATTTGCAAACTAAACTCAGAACCAACATCACCAGAAATTTTTAAAGGTCTGTTTGACGTATTAGTAGTAAGATTTTGAGTATTTATTTCAAAAATATTTATAACTTTTTGAGATTCTTCTAAATTAGAATAAGGTTGTAATCGACTTGCTTCATCATGAGTAAAACCAGCCATATAACCAACAACACCGTTAACAGTATGCGTATGAAAACCTATTAAACCAATTGTTGCACCATGGTTTAAAGCCAACTCTGCAGTTGAAAACAAAGGCATACCATCAATATAAGTTATTATATTTGTATTTTGTCTTGTATTATTTGTATTATGATAACTCATTTTATATTTTTAATATATTGTTGTACCTCCTCCACCAGGCGTGCCTGAAGGTGGCGGGTTAAATGATGTAGCTGGTAAAACTGGAGAAGTTGTAGGTCCAGCTACAGACGCAGGTGTACCAGTTAATAATACTTCATCTTGTTCGGATGTAGGAGGTGTTATATCTTGCACACTAGATATTTCTCCTAAACCTTGAAAACTAAAATCACCAGTATGTCTAGATATATAATCTTGATCAACAGTTTGAAGACCTCCTTTTATATAGTTAAACCACTTGCCTTCTTTTTCAATAAACTCATCAATAAAACCATCTTGTTTATCAGTAAATATACTTTCTACGTACCAACCAACTTCAGCTTCTATATTGTTAATGTGACTATTATTAATACTATCAAGATTTATAGTATTTCCAGTTTCAAAGTCAAGTAAACTAGCTTCTTGAAATTTAGTAACATGAGATTTAGAACCTTCATAACCTAAGGTTTTAAAAGATTTTATAGTAGAAGCATCTGAATTTAAAACAGCTGTTACAGAAGAATCAAATTGAACACCATAAAAATTATTGTAACCATTAGTTGTAACATCGTGTTGATATAAGCCGCCTTGATTAAAAGTATAATATTTTTTAGATAAGCTTAAAGCACTTTCTGGAGTAAAAGATTTAAAACTAACCCAACCACCAACATCTTCACTAAATGTAATAGTTTTATTCATGCTTAGTTCCATTGGTGTAAAAGGAGTCATTGAAAAGTTATCTAAAGAATAATTAGCAACGTGCTGCGCAGGGCCTGATCCACTACCATATTGACTATCAGTAAGTATTATTAAAGAATTTACAGCTGGTATTTGATTTGTATAAAAATAACTACCAGATATTACCGCTCCGTTAATTGATAAAGGATGTGGAGGATTAAAATTTTGTATTACTGTTTCCACTTCATAAACACCATTAGAACCAGTAGCCCAAGTTTCTCTATGATAGTTAGGACCAGCTCCACTTGCTGTATTACCTATTGAACCTGTATAAGTACCAGCTTGTATCATAAAACCTTGCATATTATCGTTTACGTATATAAAGTTTAATATACCATTAGTTAAACCTAACTCTTCATAGCTAACTCTAAATCTTATTCTTGTACCTAAAGGTAAATTACCTATATGTTGAACTGCGTGAGGGAAACCAGGCGTATTAATATTATTCGATGTAGAGTTTACTATTAAAGAACCGTTGTTCCATTCAAAACCATTCATAGGTATAATATTAGCTTCGTTGTTTTGAACAAAACTCCAAGACTGTGCTGAAGAAGGTATTAATTGTGCATTTTGATCAGACAAAGAAAAGTTACTAAGTCCAAAAGCGTACAAAGCGTTGCTTGCAGCCGCGGTAATATTAATACAACCTTGCCATCTACCCCAAGAACCTATAGCAGTGCTAGAATTATCAAAAGTTGATATAGTAGTTGAGGCGCTTACTGGTTGAAAGTTAACACCACCTAAAGGATCATATTCAATAGCCCAAGGAGTATTATTTGGCAAAGGATCATTAAGACTACCTACATCCAAAATAGCTCTATATCTACCCGGGTTTGTTAACCCATGAATTTGAAAACCTAAACCATTATAACCAATACCTTTAATAATAGGATTACCTACTATTTCATTGCTAAAATGCTCTTTATGCACGGTAAATCTAAACTCATATCCATCAGTAGATGCTGTTGGCGCTAAAATAGGTGCTTCGCTTCCTGCTTGACCACTTGGATTTGCATATCTTTGTTGAAAAGTTGCATGTATTGTTTGAGTAGTAAAAGCAGGATGGTCCCCTGACCATAACGCACCTTGAGTAATACCGTATAAATATACAACATTATTGTAAACATACATTCTAGGTGCAACCATTAAATGTGGTTGATATGCAGTATTACCAATTCTAAAACTATTAACAGTGCCTTTTGTATAAAAACTATGTGTATCTGTTTCGTTACTTAAATCAATTAATCTAATTTTATTTATAGCGCCATAATCACTACCAGCGTCGTCAAACATACCGCCCGTTGTGTTATAAAATTCTATTGTTAATTCGTTATTATTATAACCATTAGCACTATTTGCTAAATTACTACCACTAGAAACTTTAAATATTGATCTTAATATATGTGTGTCAGGAGCATAATTAGCGTAGTTAAATTTAGAGTGTAAAATTGGTAAACCAATATTTATAAAAGAACTAGTATCATCTTTCCAAATATTTTGAAAAACAGACGTTGCACTGTTAGAATACCAATTATCATTAGACGCGTCTTTAGTAGGATCAATACTAACACATGTCAAGTGTCTACTACCAACAGGACCCCTAACTCTACCATATTGAAAGTAAGGATAACCTGGATAACCTGGTTGTTCTCCCCATACACTAACTAAAGTATTAACATCTTCAGTAGCTTCAAAATTACCTTTTACACCAATTGCTCCATGATTCCAATTTTTTCCTTCAGAAGTAGCAACTTGAGTAGCTGTTTTAGTGGTAACAAGATCTAATAAATAATAATTTTCAGTAACATAAGGATTTACTAAAGTTTGTGTTATTTTTGGAATTGTAAGCGAGTTTGGTGTAGCAAGAGAGGATCCTGATTGTACTACTTCTATATTATCATCATAAGTAAGCTCATTATAATGAAAAACTCCCATAGATTGAGGCCCTTGAGTTCCTGGTGGTCCGTAGCTTTTATATACTTCATTTAATGTATAAGGTGTCCCATCAACCATTGTGTTTGCTGTACCAAAGGTATTTGTACCAGGATCAACATAGTATTCTATAGTATAAGTTTGAAAAGGTATATTAAAAGGATTTGGATTTGGCTGCATTGAATACGTGAGAGTATTTGTAGAAACTGTACCCGTATTAGGACCATGTATAGATGTAGCTACAGCGTGTAAATCAACTAACGCAGGTGTTGGTGTTGACCATGCCGGTTGTTTAATTTGAATTTCATGCCACATAGGTATATCAGCTGGAGGAGCAGGTGGAATCGCGGCTACGGGATTAGCTCCAGCAATTTCATTAGAGTGTAATGTTTGAAGAGCTTTTCCTTTATAAACATTAACATCGCGTATTAAAAAGTACTTAACAACAATTTTAGTAGCAGTAGTACCATGTCCAGCGCGAGGTACCATATTTGTAGATGTACCAAACTCAAAACCAACTCGTAAACCATCTATAACAATAAGATCACTAACGGTATCAGGATTACCTGTAACATTATCATAATCATTAAATTTAAAAGCTTTTCTAACTTTACAACGTGGCTGACTACCATTTCCAACTTCAAACCACGTAGCGTAATTATTAAGACCGCCTTCTGTAATCCAAGAATTTGTATTATTATTAACTGTATCGCCATAAGACTCGTAATACGCCTCTGTACCGTCAAAAAGACTATCACTATTTCCAGGACCTGTACTAGCAATACCATTAACTGGGTTAAATATATTTAATACAGAGTTGTTTTTATCAAGTAGCGTTACATGGCAAAAAGCAGATCCTAAGCTAGTACCATTTACTCCACCATTTGGAAGTGGATATGTCTGCCCAGTAAAAGATTCTGCTGGATTATCAAAACTACCTCCACTATCTGTAATACTGCTATTTACTAAAGCACCATCTTGCCATCCGTAATTCATATAATCAAAACCTACAACTTCATCTCCATTAGCATCTACAGCCATATGTTCACACATAAGCTCATACTCAACTATAATAGTTTCTCCTTTAAAAACTGTTAAATCTGTAGCAAGATTATTTGAAACGCCAGGATCAGACGTTATAATACTGTGAGCACTACTATTGTAACTACTTGATATATTGTCACCAACAGTACCATTACTAGGATGACTTATTTGTCCACTAGCTTGTGTTGCAGATCCATTAGGAGCTTTACCTCTTAGTATAAAACCAGATCCCATAGCTGTAAGATCTATACCAAAAAAACCACCTATTGTGTTATAATAATCACTAGGGTTATCAGGTGCAAAAATTATACTATGGGTATTAACGTACATAGAAGCTCCAGCAGCAGGATTAAGAAGTGGTGTTGTTGAAAAACTACCCGCCGATTGTGATGGAGTATGGAAATCAGCGCCAGCCACCGGTCCATTATATTCAATACCATCTATATAACGTACAATATAAGCTTCATCAATACCCATGTTACCTAATCTAAACGGACTAGATAAAGTCGTATTAGTTCCAACAACTTGACCAACATAATTATATTTAAAAGGATTTCCTAAAGCAAAAACATTTATACTAGCCGCTTGGGGATAACCATATACTGTACGCGGTATTAAAGAACTACTACCTACTTGAGATTTATCAGCTAAAGTTAAATCATATGTAGGTGGTTGATAAGCTTGAAAACCAGCACCTGGATCACCAGGTAGACCATCACCAGGTGTTACACTTCCACCGGGATCTCCAGCCGTAATTCCAGCATAATAATGTCCTTCTGGTATAGCTTCGTGTCTAATAATTCTAACATTACTAATTAAATCTTGGTTTAAAAGACCTACGCCGTTAGAATCTGGATTACTTAAAAAACTACCACTTTGCCAAGGTAAAGCAGCTGGAAAATTAGTATTAGTAGCTTGATTCATAGAACCGTTATGAATAAAATTGCTACTTTCAAGAAGCTCTAAAATTTCAGCTTGTCCATATGTTAAATAAGAGTTGTCTATTAAATTATAACTTGGTAAATCTATAATTAAACTTAAATTGTAATCTTGATTATATTCGTCGTAACTACCAAGTATATTATTTGCCAAAGGTAAGTGATCTCTAAACCAATCATGCATACCCGCTTGTGATATAGGTGTTATACCATCTTTTGACAAGCGTAATACAGCTCCTCTATTTTTATCTGTAAAATAAGCCCTATAACTTTCTTTTGCAAAGCTTTCAGGATTTTTAGATATACCATAATCCCCAACAAAAGGAGTGGCATCACCTAAAACTTTATCTGTAGAAACTAATTGAGAGTTGCCATCTGCATTAAATAAAGCGTCTTTATTAGAAACAATACTAACAACTTTGTCTTCACAAAAAGCTACTAAACTTATTCTTCTTTGAAAAAGCTTTTGTATACTACCATATGTAGGATTTAAATCTTTTGTTATTTTTTCTCCAGCTATAAATTGATTTAAATTATTTATATTTGATATTGAATTATATATACCAGAATATATTAATCCGTTTTTCTTTTCTTCAACGCTATAAGGCTCTTCAAGTGTGGCAGAAGCTCTAGCGCCATTAGTAATTTGCATTTGATTAAAATCATCTCTAATTCTATTAGATTCTATTCCATTACCAAAATTAAAACAATTATACCAACTTAAACCTACTCTTTTTGAAGGATGATCTATTTTTATACTAAGTTCTGTAACAAAACCACCTGTAGGTGTTTGTAAAGGAGGTAATATAATAGAAGAAGGAACTACTTTTGCTTCTACAAAGCTAGAGTCTTTATTAATAAAAGTTATTGTACTATTTTCATAATTAATAGGTGCACCAATAATATTAAAAGCGTTAAAACCAGGGGTTAGTGTTACTATTTGCTCACCACCTTGTTCCTTCCAACTTTGCAAATATACTTGTACACCAGGATTTATAGCTCCAACTCCAAGACTAGAAACAACATTACAACCAACATTAGCAAGTAATTCTCTATTAAAATTATTTAGTTTTAAAGGTATAGCTTTACTAGCTTCGTAATATATATCTAAATCTGTGTTTTTTTGTGGTTCAGTTTCCCATATAGCCGGGTTAACAGAACTAGAGCCCTGCGCAAAATCAGGTGTTGTACTTATAAATTCTAAAAATGCATTACTATTGTTAGCTGTAATATTAGAACCAGAACCATCCGCATCGAAAGGATTAAAACCACCATTAACATTATTATCTGTAGGATCTTTATCTAACTCTATTATATAAACAATACGTCTATTGTTTCTTCTACCAAAATCTCTTATTTTACTTTCTAAAGTTGATAATTTAGTAGCTTCAGTAGCATCATTTGTAGCTTTTGCTTTAGCCCAAGCAACAGCTGCTTCTTCTACACTGTCACCAGCGCCTATGTTGTCACCATTTAAATTGTAAAGATCTGTATAAGGCGCGTTATCAGGAGCTGAACCGTTAACATCTCTTATATATCTTCTTTTCCAAGGCGTATGATTGTATAGTTTTTTAACTGAAGTAGATAATATTTTATAAAAAGTATTGTTAGGATCATCTGCAAATTTAAAATGACTATTAGCCGTTGTTAACTTGTCTATAAAAGCGGCTATATCACCACCAGGATCACCATAAGGAGTTTTTGTTGGGTCCCATTGATCATCACTTATTGTTTGAAAATTTGGATCATTACCAATATCTCGTTTACTAGAATTAACAGAAGAGCTTTCACAATGTATTGTTCTAGCAGAATCCCAATTGTTAGTACCATCAAAAGCACTAGCACTGTCATCAGCTGCTTCTTTAAAACTTTTTGTAAATACACCACCACCATGTATACCTTGTAAATAAGCACCTAAACAATCAGTTCCTTGAAAACCAGCTGTTGAAGGTATGCTAAAACTAGCATCTGTTAAATTTTTACCTGGGGCTAGAAAAGAAATATGTAAATAATATTTACCTTCTTCACCAGCAACACCATATGTGTTATCTTGAACAAACTGACCAGGTGCAGTTGTAGCAAGATTAATAGAGCTAGATTTCCATGTTCTACTACCAGAAGTATGCTCAGATGTACTAACGATAAAACCTTCAAGAGCATTAACAGTATCTGTAGCGTCAGCAACACCATTTTCACCAGTACCAAGCCTACCATAATAGGTATCTGGCTGGTTAGTTACTTGAATACCTAGATTAGGATCCTGGTAGTAGGATTTTTCAAAATATCTAAAATAAGGTACTTGTGAACTTGTTGTAAAACTACCCCACCCAATAAAAGGATTATTTACAGTGTCTAAATTGCTAGGAATATTGGTAAAAGGTATGGTGTTTGGAGTTGGAGCATCTGGATGTGTTCTTATAACAAAACCTCTCCAATCAAAACCTCCTACAGAAGAGTAATTATCTACTACGTTGTAACCACCTTCAGTGTACGCATCCTGATCAAGAGGAAACCATCTATATTTAGGTGGATTAGCTGGCATGTTTGACATTGTAGAATCACCACCAAGTGGTTGAGGGTTAGAATAATTCATACTATGTGGAGCATAAGCATTAGGCGCTGTACCAACTATAGTCCAATTTTTATCAAGATCTGGACTTTCATCTTCAGCGTCATATGTTACCGGTGAATTATAAGCTCCACTAGGCAAACTATAAGGAATAAGAGGTTGATTTTGTATTGCGGCAGGACTTGAGCTAGAGCCTGAATACACCACATTGTCACTTATTTTAAGCCAATAATTATCTTGATTTGTGTACTTACCATAAGGAAAAAAGTTTTTACTTACTTTACCAATAACATCTATATTTTGTCCACCATCGGTTACAGCATTCCAAGGGTAATAAACAGGATCTTGTTGATTGTAAGTCATTAATTTATCTGTCCAACTTACGTAGGTATACATAGCAGGATCACCACCTTCTCCAGCGCCTTTTTGTACATCTCCAGTTCTACCAGCGCTTGTCCCAGTACCAAGAGCTCCACTACAGTAATACATTGCATCTATAAAAAAGCTTGGTTGATTAACGCCGTTACTAATTTCACCTGTTATAGAACTCCAATCAGCTTCTGTATTAGTAATACCACTACCTAAAGTTACACCATTAATTACGTCTTCACCAGCTCCTGTATATGAGGTTGCACCAGCATTATCATTATTTACAGCAACTAGACTTGGGTCTAATTCTGCTCCATCTATCTCATCCATAAGATGTCTAATAGCAAAAGAACCGAGAGGTGTAAAAGCAGTTATTAAATCAGGTATAATATCTTGTATATCCGAAGCTAATTGATTGAAAGCTATCTTAACAAAAAACCTACCAGAAAATTGATCTAATTCTCTTTCTTGTTTTCTTTCTACTTGTATTTGTAAACCTGTATCTAACACACCTCCAAGAGCATTTCCAGAGCCAGCAGCCATTTGAGCGTCAGCAGTTGATATTTCTTTGTCTAATTTTATTCTGTAATCACCACCTGTAACAGTAACAACATTGTCAACTCTGTATCTAGCTGAAGTTTGACCACTACTAATATCTTTCCAAGATATATAGTGATCGGTAACTTTAAATTGAGGCTCTGTTGGTGAATTACCAGTTCTATCTGTAGATAAAAAATCGTAACCACCAGCATTTATATAATCATTTCCATCAAACCGTATTATACTTGTAGTATCTGTAAGTCTTTGGCCTGAAATATCAATAATATCATTATATGTAACATCATCAACTTCAATATATAATTTTTTGTAATCAAATTTTATAGAATCTGGAGCCTCATTTTTTATATCTATTATTTTAAACTTATTATTTTTAGTAACTTGTTCAGCATTAGATCCAAATATCTTTTTTAAAATTATATGATCTTCTTCTTTTACTTTATTTCTATCAGAAGAGAAAAACGAAAGCCATATATGATCAGAAGCTTGGTTTCTATCAACATCATCTTGAGATGTAGGAATATAAGCCTTATCCATTAGTAAGTTATAATACTCAGAAGAAGTTTCTTTAATATAATATTTAAAGTAATCTGCCCAAGTTGGATAACTAGAATTGTAATCAACAAATAAACTTAAACTTCTACTAGCATTATAACCATTATTTTGATCTTCCCAAGGAATTGATAATGCAGCCCGCTCTGTAGTAAAAACAGGTGTTTCTCTTCCGTATTTATCTCCAAAAACAATACCCACTTGATAATTACGTAATGATTTTAAACTTTTTTGTGGTCCAAAATCAAAATCACTTGTTAACAAACTATTGCTACTATAATCAGTGCTTATTCTTTCTTGTAAACCAACATCGTGATTATATTCAAATCTACTTACATCATAGTTTTGCGTGTAGTTACCATATACTATCCTGTTACCAGTTACTTCTTGAGCTAGAGCGTTTTTAGGTACATTATCAAATACCCTAATAAATTGATTTTCTGGTAAAACAGCATATATATTTTCTGTTAACAAATCATATCTACCAGAATATTCTGAGTTACTAATATTACTACCTTCATTAAAACCAGCGTTATTCCAGTAAGTGTCATCTCTATCTAGCTTAGCTATAGAATATATATTTGGTAAATCTTCTTGTTTATAAAGTATTTCAACTTCAACAACATCATTTGGCATGTCTGGCGCTATAAAATCAAATATTTGTATAGTATCAATTTTATTAACCATAGACCTGTTAAAAGGTTCTTTTCTAGTATAATTTTCTACTTTAGCGTCAGATATACTAGCTATATTGTAATTTTCGTTTGTTACATATTGAGGGTTAAAAACCACATCTGAAAAAGGTCCAAAAGCAGAATATTCACCGTCTTCATATTTATATCTTAAACAAAATCTTGAAAATGTTTTTTCAAATAAAGAATTTTTATCGTTATTAGTATTGCTGGTTTGAGAATATATAATGTTAGTTACAGGTGCTTTTGTAGGTTTCTTTTTTATTACTGTAATATTTTCTTCTTTAATATCAACCTGATTGTTATTAGCATCTAAAACTATTTGACCTTTAACAACTAATTTAGTGTGATTTATTAAAGCTGTTGTAGGATCTTGTATAGTACCTTGTATACAATTTGAAATATTTATTTTTTTTGGCTCGCTAATACCATCTGTCCAAAATAAAAGATTATCAATAATATTTATACCGGTTATTAATTTGTCAGGAAATTTTAACACAGCATCATCTGTGTTTGTTTTAGTATCTACAAAAACATATTGTGAAATATTAGTTTTTTGATCATATTCTAGTATTAAATCTACACTAGAAGTTTTAGTAAACCAATATAATTTATTTGTTTTTTCATCAGCTACACTACCAACGCAAACATGATCATTAGGCACTAAATCATCAGTTCTTTCGTTGCCAAGTATAGTTTGTATTGTTCCTACTTCAGAGCTTTCTGATGTAGAAACTTTTACGTTTAAAGCGTCTCTATACTCTCCGTTAGGTATTAACCTTTCGTCAAGATCTTTATTCATTCTACCTTTTAAAAAGGTATTTTTAATTTCAGGCATAAATTAGTGTTTTATTTGCTTAGACTTACCTCTAAGTATTTGAGTTAATTCTTCTAATTTAAAGTTTGATAATCTTAATTTTGCTTTTCTAGTTTCAGCAAATTTTTCTTTTTTAAATCTTGGTACTAATTGTTGTCCGTAGCTAGAAGTTGAAAGTACAGCGTAAGCTATACTTTTGTACATAGCTTCTTCAGCAAACTTATGAACACGCATTTCTTCTTCTGTACCTAAACCGTCACTAATATAGTCTAGCACTACTGTTTTTCCACTTAAAATTGAACTAAAGTGTATATTACCTCTTAACTGGTCAATATAATAAGAACCGTTTACCTGTGCGTTTTCAGGACTTAAACCATATCTTTCACCTTCGTTTGGCCAATATACATTGTTTTCATAATCATGATAATCGTGGATAGTGTTTTCAGAATTAGTGTGTGATTTGTAATTTTCCCAAGTTGTAGATGTACCTATTGACTTTTCTTGTATATTAGTAATTGGAGTAGTAGCTGTTACTGAAACATTATCAACGCTTTGAGTATTTGTGTAAGCACCAAGATCAGGCTGTGAAGTTGAAGTAAAATCATGAAAAGAAACTACAACAATATACGCGGTGTTAACGTTAGAAACATCAATGCCTAAAATCTCTTTATTTACTAAAGCAGCAGCAGAACCACCGTCAGCTATAGTCCACTCCGCATAAGAAGCGTCTCCATTTGCGTCTGTTAAATTAAAAAGAGATGGTAAAGAGTTGTAAGAAGCTGTACCATAAATGTTATTTTGACTAAAATCAACTGTTTTATTATCAGGAACCGTGGTAGTAACACCAACCCGCAAAAATCCTGGAGCGTTTACACCGTTAACCGTTAAGTCTTGAGCGATACCATCAGCACTAACATTTATCATTTGTTTGTCGCTAATATCTATTTGTTGCCACAAACAAAGTACGTGGCCCCATGTAGGGTCATTTTGTCCATAACCAATTCTAGTTAAATGTTGAAAAGAAACAATATTATTTGTACTATCGTATTTATAGTTAGCTAAATTTCTAGATGGAGTTTGAGGAATACTATTCATTTGCCAATTAGGTATAACATCTGTACCTTCAAAAGCTGGGTTTGGAGATGGTATTGTATTTGTTGGAATAATAGAAAAATCCCCATTAACAACTTCTTCATTTTCATCAGTAAAAAAATAAGAACCATCATTATTTTGTCTTACTTCAAAAGGATTTTGAGTATGTTTAGTTGGATACAAAGGATGTTTTATACCAGAGCTATCAGTTGTCAAAACTCTAGTGTAATTTACATAATCATGTGGTAAAGCCATTATCAAACTAGGTGGAACTTCTATTTCTTGACTTTTAAATGAAGTTATAGTGTCAAAAGATAATTCTTGTAAAGATCTTTGAGCGTGAAATAAAACATCAGCTTTTCTTATTTTAGGTATTAATTTGTTTTCACCAACATAAGCAACTATAAATTGATTTACAACGTCTTTTAAAGAAACAAATTGATAGTCTCCATGTATGTTACCCTCGTAATATTCTTGTTGATTGTAGCCTTGTAATAACGCCATTTAATTATGATTTTTGTTGTTGTATTGTTTTTATTTCTTCTTGAGCGGCAAATTGAGTTATATTATAATCTTTTACACTAACGCCTGCTAGTTGTAATATCTTTTTAACTAACAAAGGTTTTTCTGACATATGTAATTCAAAGTCTTGATGATCATTCGCCGAAACATTATATAAAGGTTTGTTATTTACTATAATGTAAGTCCAATTAGGCATTTTAGGTTTTTTTACATATGTTAAAGAAGCTGACATTTGTAATGGGGTTGGATTTAAATGACTTAAATCAGGTATAGTAGGTGCTACCATTATATTTGGCCAATTGTCAACATAATACAAAGGAGTTTCTATTGTTGGTTTTGTTAACAGCGATTTATTTAAAAGAGTAAAATCTTTTAACGAGCTTTGCTCAGCAGTTGTAATAGTGTCAACTACATTGGGCGCTACACCACCAATATAACTTACTCTTAGACTAAATATTTTATACAGTATACCTGAAATAACACCACCTAAACTTAATTGACCAGTGTTGTTATTAACACCAAAAGTTGCAGTGGTTAAAAATGAATCAATTTTTTCTTCTAAAAAGTCATCAATATCACCAATAACAGTATCATTTCCAGGGTTTCTTCTAAATTGATTTAAATCGTAAAAATACTGCTGAAATATATCTAGTTGAGCTTGGTGCGCAAATAAATTAAACTCTTGAGGTGTTATATAACCTCTTTGCTCTTTGTTTGCTACCGCTAATACGGTTTGATATACTTCATTTATACTTATAGCCATATTTTATTTTTATTGTAGTTACGATCGCCCCGAAGAGCGACCGCTCTACAGTTTGATTAGTTTAATCTTTTTTCAATATTTGAGTAAATTTCCATACCTTCATCAGTTTTAAACCAAGCGGCTAAAGCCGAATAAGGATGTTCATCAAAAGGAACATTCATTAATTTTCTATCGTTAGAAGCCCATAAAAAAGTTCTTTGATCTGAAGATAATTTAATAATACCCAATTCAGTTGCTTTAATACCAAAATTTCTAAGTTGAACATTATCATCATTTACTAATTCTAAGAACAGCTCTGGATTTCTCTTAGCGTATAATAACAAATCACGTTTAAGCTCCTTAGAACTCATCTCTGACACTTTAGAACCAACCTCTACTCGCATAATAGCTTCAGCCATATCAATATCAATATTTTTAGCAGCATTAAGAGCTTCTATTTCCATTTCTAACCATGCTATTTCACTAGTTGCTACAGCAACTGGTTTTTCTTCATAAAAAATTTTATCTACATCAGGATGATACAACGAAAGTAACTTTTGTAAAACTGTTTTTTCTTTCTCAACAATTAGCATACCGTTTCTAAAAACAATATGTTCTAGTCTTTGATCGCCTTTCATTTCATCAACAAAAACTGTTTTTTGATTTTTACAATATTTAAGTTCTCTTTCATAACCTTTTTCTTGATCAAACCAATGTATGTTAGCAGATCTAATAGACCTAGATATAGGTTTTCTATCACCTTTTAATCTGTATATTCTATCTTTTAGTTCCCAACCATCTTTTAGTATTGGGTTTTTCTTTTCAACTCTTTTTGGTTTTGGTTTTTCTACAACTTGTGTATCAACTTTTGGTTGTTCTACAACCTGTGGAGTTGTTTCCACTTCTGTTTTTTTTGTTTTTTTTGCCATAATATAATATATAATAAAATTAATAAAAGAAAGGGTCGAGGCCGAAGCCCCGACTCTTTAAAATAATTGTGCTTAGTTCATTAACATGAAGTTGTTAGCACCCTGTACAACTAAACATCTTTCAGATAAGTAGTGTACTTGCATTGCATCAAGTGCAGATGTAGCAGCACCAACAGAACCAGTAACCCAAGTTTTCATTCTTCGGTCATCAGTTTGTGAAGCTCTATATCTAACATGTAAGAAAGGACGCTTAAGGTTCTTTCCTAAAGTTTGATCATAAACAGAAGATACACCAGCAGGTATGATAACACCTCTAATAGCAGCACTAGTAGCAGCGTCATTAATACCACCTCTTGTAGCTTTGTCATTTAAGTATCTGAAGTCAGACTTGTAGAAGTCATAAGAACCTCTTCTGAAACCAGAGAAACCTAAATTTAATGCCATATCTTCAGAGTTGTTGAATACCCCGTAAGAAGTACCACCAGCTCCGTAAGAGTTCATTGAAGCTAACATATCATCAATAGCTAACGAAGTAGCTCTATTTACAAACATCATGTTTTCTTCAATAGCACCATTTTTATCAAACTCTGCTAAGATAGCATCAAACTCAGCTAAATCAGTAGCAGCGTTAACACCAGAAACACCAGAAGTTAAATTACCTCTAGCTTCAATAGCAGCGAATAAACCTTCAGTACCAGAACCACCAGCACCAGAATCAGCAGCACCTCTAATTTGCTTATTAGCAAAACCAATAGCAGAGTTAGCAGCTGTTTTTTCAGCTTCAATCATACTCATTTCTAAGTAATCAGTAAAACGTGCTCTTGTATCACCTTCAGCTTTTAAGTACCATAAGTAACCTGATTGACCTTCTTCACCAGAAACCTCAACCCAACCTACTTGAGAAGCGTCAGATCCTGAAACTTCGTAGTAGTCTTTCATAATAATTGGCTTGTTGTCAAAGTGTTTGAAAGTAGGTGTTATAGCCTCTCTTCTATCAGAGCTAAAAGTACCAGTAATATCAGAATAAGACTGACCTTTACCATACTCAGAACCAATAACTAATACAGTAGCAGAAGCATCACTAAGACCAGCAGCGGTTAAAGTTGCAGCCGCGTAAGGCTCAACTGAAACAACATTTGAATCTGGAGTTTCAACAACTAGTGCTTTAACTACAACACCAGCTTGTGCGATTAATACTGTATCGTTAACTCTAATAGCGTGAGTTCTACTAGTAGTTGAACCTACTGTAGTATCACCATCTATATCAGCAGTAATTGCTAACGTACCATTTACATCACCAGCTCCTACTACTGTAGCAGTATATGATAAATGTAACCTTCCTTGTTCAGACCATACAACTTGATCAGCTGTCATAGCCTCTTCAGCTCCTACTTGCGAAAGAAATCCTGAGATAGTTCTGTTTCCAAAAATCTCAGCTTCTTTTTCCATAAGATCTGGTAAATATTGTTGCGCCCATCCAGCAGTAGCAGTAGACGTAAAATCGATATAATTCGATGCTAGCGTCTGTTGCGCTGGAGCTGGAGCAATAGTTCCCGAAGGAACACTTGTAATTGCCATAATTTTTTAATTTTAAATTGTTATTTGTTATTTTTAATTTTAAACTTAAAATCAGAAGAATCATTACCTAACACTTTAAACTTCATGCCACCTGCTTCAATTTTACCATGACTTTGTCTTGGATCCATATTAACGTTTTTGGCTTTAGCAACACTATCTTTCATAGCGTCTGCTTTTCCTTGTTCATAAAAGTGTTTTGCAATAGCATCCGCATTCATTGCTGTATACAAAGATTTATGATAACCCGTTGCATCTGACATTTCATTTTTTTCGTTCAAAAACTTTTTGACAAAATTATTAATATCGCTTTGAGCTTCTTTAACTTCATTAGCATTGTTAACGTTAAATCTATATTTTTTATCACCGACGTTATATTCAAAACCTTTGAACTTATCGTTAAAAACACTATTAGTTTTATTTAAAAAATTAGACTTACTTGCTTCTGCTTGTTTTTTAGTCTCTTCTGACTCTTTATTGTATCTATTAAAAAAATCCACAGCTTTTTGTTGTTCAGGCGTAAGCTTTGAACCAGCTTTGATTTCTTCATAGTATTTAGACTTTTGCCCGTCTAAGTGGCTTTTAGCGTTGGCAACTTGCTCTTTTAACGCTAGTTTTTTTCTTCTTATTTCTTTTTCATCATCCTCTTCTTCGTTGTAAGAGAATTGATCTTCCATAAGGAAGTTAATTTCTTCTTGATTTAAATGAGGTTTTGTTTGCTTGTAATATTCGTAAAGCAAGTCTTGATTGTCCAGCTTTGAATAATCTTGATTAAGTCTAACATAATCATTTAAATCACCACCAGTTTCATTCATAAAATCAATTAATTTTTGAATATTTTCTGGTATCGGTTTTCCGGTAGCTTCAGCTTCAGCTACAGCTTCTTCAACTTTATCTTCTATTTCAGCAACTTCTTGCTCAGTAGAATCTTCAGTTATTTCTTCTAATACTGGCTTTTCTTGTGCTTCTGCTTCCGGTTGTATTTTTTCTTGTTCTTGTGTGGACTCGGCATTTTCAGGCTCTGCAACCACTCCGCTGTCGTCAGTTGTACTTGCTTCAGCTTCTGTATTTTCTTTTGGTTCTTCATTTTTTTCTTCTGGTTTTGGTGGTTTGTTTAAATCTACTTTTATAACACTATCATCTCCAGCAGATTTAAATTTACTCTCATCAACTTTTACCACGTTTTCATCACCTGGGTCTTGTTGGTTTTGCTGTGTAGTTTCTTCAACTACATTTTCTTTGTTTTCTTCCATAATATAATATAATAATAATTAATAAATTTATCTAGGCTCAAAACCACCTAAATCAAATCCACCGCCTAGTATATCATTACCTGCGGACTCAAAGTTTTTAGGCGCTTTACCTGACTTTCTTTGTTCAATCATTTCTGATTGTTGTGTAGCTTGTATTTTTGTTCTTTCGTCTTTACGATCTTCTTTTTCTTTTTCTCTTTGTTTCATACCTTCTACTTCAGCGTTTTTAAGCTGCATATTCATTTGAAACTCTAATTGCATTAGTTCTTTTTTATAAGCAACTTCTCTTTCCATTTTCTGTGCCTCAATAGAAGCTTCTACCTGCATTAAATCAGCTTTACTAGAATTTATTGCTTGATTTTTTTGAACATCCGCTTGGGCTGCAACCTGGGCAGATCGTTGATTTAATTGAGCTTGTTGTTGCATGTTGCTTTGTTGGATAGCTTGATCTTTATCCATTTTCTTTTTTCTACGTATTTTAAGAAGTTGATTAGCTAATTTTATATTACGTATTTCTCTAATATCAATAGCATCTTCTAGCTCTATTGTTTGTTGCTGAAGCGCCATTTGTATATTGTTTTCTAATATTGCTTTTTCTTCTTCATCTGGCATTAACTCTAAAAATATACCAAAATCATACAAGTGTAACTCAGACATTTCTTTTAATGTAGCTACGTTATGAGTTCCTATAGCTTGTATAAAAGCATCTCTAGTTGGTGAGTACTCTATAATATCAGATATTCTAAGTGATAAACACTCAGCTGTTTCAGCTGTTAAAAACAAACCAGACTGTAATATATGTCTTGTAGCGGTATTACTATTTGCAGCTGCTAATTTTTGCACACCTACTAAAGCATTTTTATCTGGCATACTACCATCTCTTGCTTCATTTAAACCGGTTACATCTCTTATCATTTGTAAGTAATAATTGTAATTACCTATAAGAGCTTGCATTTTGTTACCACCACTACCAGATGTTATTTCTTGAATAGGTACTTTGCCTGGGTTCATATCACCATCTTGTGTAAACGATCTACCAATCACACTACCAGTTTGGAAGAACATATTTAATGCTTCTTGTGGATTATAATTAGTTCCGTTACCTAAATCAACTTCTGCTAAACCATCAGCATCTAAATAAACACCATCAGGAACCATACGTGACATTACTTGTTGAAGTTTTAAATGTGTTAGCTGTATCATATCAGCAAAACCTGTAATGCGTTTTACTAATGAATCAATTTTACCATCATACATTCTAGGTGCTACAATAGAATAATTCATTTTAACTTTAGTAAAATCACTTTTAGGTCGCATCATATTTTTTGCCATTTCCCATTTAAGTAATCTATTAGTACCAAGTATCAAAGCGCCATCATATAAACACTCTATAGATCTAAGTATTCTACCATAACCACCTTCTTTATTTTGTGGTGGATTAAAACCGTCGTCTTTAGGTATTATTTTATCAGCACCAGTTCCAGTTTCTTTTATTTTGTAAACTTCGTTCATATAAGTTTTATAATTAAAATATAAAACTTGAATAGTATTAGTATCTTCTTTGTTATAATTATGTCTAGAACTATAATTAGATCTTACAGTAGATTTATTTTCCATTATTTCTTGAAGATCACTTTCTGTTAAATGTGGAAACTGTTTTGCTAATTCATTTACTGGAATAGTTTTTACTTCACCAACATAATATATATCATCAAAATTAGGTGAATCAGTATAAGAATAAACTAAATTAGCTGGATCTACGTAATCTATAGTTACACCTTCTGAAGTATTAAAACCTGTTTTTACAGCTCCAATACCAAGAACGGTTAAGTCGTAGTAAAAACGTTTTTTTATTAACTCATAGTTGTTACCGTCAAATAAAACTTTTAACGCTTGTTCTTCAGCTAGCTCTACAGCTTGCTTATATGTTAGCTGCATATGAAGCTCTAACTCTTCTTTTGAATTAGGCAAAGTTTCAATATCGTTTTCAGCTAAAGGTATACCAAAGGCTTCTTTTGAAAAAGCGTCTAGTTCTTTTGTTCTCATATCAGCTAGTATAGATTCCATGTATTTTGTACGTTTTTCTATACCGAACGGATCTTGAGAATAAGCTTTTATATCATAAGTTCTTTCTGCAATACCATTTACAACTATATCAACAAACTTAGATATAATAGGCACTGGCTTCCAATCTAAATTTAAATAGGACAAATCACCATTTATAGATAACTCATCCTTATACTTTTGTATAGACTGCTCGCCCCTAGCGTACAATCTTAAATTGTGAAAATCGTTATGATTAGTTTTATATTTATTATAACCTACATCATTATTAAACCACTCTTGCTCAATTGCTTTACCTACTTTTAAACCATAGTCATAGCTTATTTTTTCAGCATCGCTCACTGTTTGACTTGGGAAATAACTTTTTATGCCAGACTCTGCCATATATTTACTTTATTATTTGTGAATTAGTTCCAGTATTACTATACTTAGAAATTTTTATGTTTAATTTAGGTTTTTCAACCTTTGCGTTTGGCGCATATAAATGCCTATTATTAGCCATTATAGCTAAACCACTACTTATTGTTGCGTCAAATTTTGTTCTTTTATTTATATCAAATTTAGCCCAATCGTTTAACAACTCGTTGAAATAAAGATCTCCAAAACTACCATCTTGTCTTACGCCTACATGATCTTGTATGTACATTTCAATTGCTGCTGCATGAGCTTGTTTTATATCTTCGCTAGAGTTTGGTATACCACCAACTTCCTTCTCTGCTACAGATAATTTATTCCAAACTTTATCAGGTCTATTCATGCTAAACCCTCTGTAACCTCTACGTCTTAAATAATACAAAAGACGTGGTTTATTATTCTCTGCAAGTAGTGGCATACCATAAAATACTAATGCCATTAACACATCTTCAAAGAATATTTCTGCCGTAGGTGGTCTTGATAAGTATTCTAAAAAGAAGCTATTCGCAGGAGCGTCCTCCATACTAAACCTGGTTAAGCCGTGTAATGCTCCTTTAGAACCTACTCCATCTACGGTTCCTGATATATCATAAGAGTCACAACCAAATGCTCCCATGTGTTCATTACCAGGATATTTTATACCGTTTTTAAGTACTACTCTATTTTGTAATTGTTGAGGTGGAACCCAACTAACTTTAAATCTACCTTTTGGATCTGGATAAAATATAACTTGTGAATCTTTTACGCCATTAACCCATTGAAAATTACCCGTAGTAATACCTAAAGTTCTTGACATCTCTTCGTTATAATCTATCTGCTCGTATATTTTTACTAGATTAAATATACTATTTTTAGTTTCATCTCTAAACGCGTGTTC